GAAAAAGCACCTGATGAGGTAGCTAATGCTTCAAAGTTAACATGAGAATGTCTCTCCTCGATGTCATCAATTTTAAATGCAAATGCGTTAGCTTGGTCTACGGTCAATGTAATTTGATCGTCTGCCAAGTTTTGTGTGTTCACCACAGAACCTCTAGTATAACTTGATACAGTTATTGTAGGTTCTTTGATGATATTTACAGTGTCACCAAAGTTTTCAATTTCCCCAGTGTAATCAGTATTAGTAATATCTTCTGCAACCGAAGCACGTCTAAAGAACTTGAGAACTTTTTGGCTAAAAATTTGCGGAGCAAAATTACCCGAAGGTAAGTTACCGTAACCCGCAGCAGTTCCGAAAGCCATTTTTCTCTCTCCTTATTTGAGGTTTAGCTGTTCATATCTATTCGCCCCTCCTGCCTTGCTAAGTCTATTTCGGCTTCCACCTTTTCAAACTCCCAAGGTTTTAAACGGGCGATGTCAGAACCCTTCCAGACTTTTTTATTTGAACCTTCTTTTGTTGCAACATCTTTTGGTTGTTGTCTAGTAACCGATGCAGCAGGGTCAGAAGCTTCTTTTGATCTAGTTGGTTTCTTTGTGGAGATTCCCATCTCCGATTTATAAAGAGATATAATTTTACCTGCCCATTTAGCGTCAGTATTATTTTTATAAATACCATCACTTAATTGTTCAGGTTGATCATCTAACCAACCAAGAAATTTTTCGTCAGTTTTTAAACTGTTAAAATCAGGGTGCAATCGAAGAAGTTCTTCAGTTGCTTTTTCTTTTTCAAGATTTTTTTCCCGTTTTTTTACAGAGTCTATCTCCTCACGAAGTTTTGCAACTTGAGATTGAGTTTGCAATCCTGATACTGTTTCAACTACTTCAAAAACATCGGGGTATCTTTCTTTAAATTCCTCTAGTTCTTCAAGTGTTTTTGGCGGCTTTGTGCCTATTGGCATTTCATACGCACGTTTTTTAACAGTTTCTAATTGACTTTGAAATTCTTCACGTTCACTTTTAAACTCATTAAGTTTTGTGTCATAATGTTTTTTAAGGTCATCATAACGTTTTTTGTAATCGTGATCTTCTTCTTTTGTCTTTTTTTCTGCAAAACTATTATCACTCTGTTGAGTAGCCACTTGATTAGAAGTGGGGTCAATTTGAGCTTCGTCTTGTTGTTGCTCTTGGTTTCCTTCATCCTCTTCATCTTTGTAAACATCATCTCGATATTTACCCCTATAAAGATTTTGATTATCTAAGACTCCTTTAGAGTCGTTTGGTTTGTTGGCTCTTACACCTCTTACTTGTTTTGCCATAGTTTTATACCTCATTTATTGCAGTGCCACATGGCAGTGGGTAGCTGCTTCGGTTTTGGTCAGTGCCACTAAAACGTGGGTAGCTGACTAAATTCCTAATTTCTCTATACGATTTCCTTTTTTATCGTAATTTGGAATTATAAATCCTGTATTTTTTTCTTCAAAATCATCAACTGGTTTTAATTTTGGTTTTAAAATTTCTTTATTAACATTTGGTTGAATACCCATTTGTTTTTCATTTTGTATTTGTTGTAACGCTTTTTTAAATTTTTTAACGTAATTTGATCTTTGTTCAGACGGGGTATTACTGTAGTATGATGCTATACTTTTTTCTAAAGATTTACCTTTTGTTAATTTGCTTTGAAAAAACAAGTTAGCAAAAGTGTTATAATGTTTTTCATGTTCAGAAATTGGTATTAAACCTTCACCATCATTGCCTAACCTTTGTATGTATTCTTCTGCAGATATTCCGTATTCTTGAGCTTTATTTTTAACTGGTATTTTTTTTCTGTTATTTTTAGGCCCTGTATAAACAAATTCATTTCCAGTTTGTTCAAGATTTACTCTTTGTTTACCAAAATCTATAAATTTTTCTGCGTACGCTATTTGTTCAGGTTCAAGAGTTTTTCTGTTATCTTTTAAAACTTGTTGCATGGCTGTATAGGTCATTTGACGTAGTCCAAATGCAGATGACCCTTCAGGTCCTTTAACTGTAACTTCAGTATATCTATATGGATTATTTTGATATTTTTTTCTTATTTGAGTGCTTGTTTTTACATCCCCTGTTTCCACTCTTTCAAGTGCTTTTATAAGTGTTAAATAATCAACGCCAAAGAATTGTCTGGAAACAGGCAATAAAGGTTGTTCTTTTTCTTTTTTCTTTCTTTTTATAAATGCTTCGTAAGCTTTTTTTCGTCTGGGAGACATTTTATAAGGGTCTGGTTCATTTTCATACATCCCAAATATCCCAAGAGCTTTTAAAATATCTTCTATTCCAAACCCTGCTTTAACTACCTGCTCCCCTTGTGCTTTTTTAACTCTTGTACCTAAGTACGCACCTTGAGATGCTTCTGTTTGTCTTTGAATTTCTTGGGTACGTTTTTTACCACGATTATTTATTTTTTCTAATCTATCGTACCCTATTTCTTTTGCAATTAATTTTGGAATATAAACTTCATTTTGGGAAACAAGTAATTTTACCTTGTCTCTTATATTTATTTTAGGGTTTCCAAAACTAATGTCAACCCCTCTTTCTTGTAAATTTGTAATTGCTTTACCAATCATATTTTGCAAGTCTTGTTTACCTGCAAACTCTGCCGCCGCTGCGTTGATAATAAAATCACCATCTTCTGCATCCATCGGCTTGTTGTCAGCAACAGTTTGTTGTGGAGGAACATTTGGTTTGTGTCCACCTATGTATTGTGGGGGTCTAACTACGTTTGGGTTATTCATAATTAAGTCACATCACCAAAATCTTCATATCCTGAAGGAGATTCATAATCATCAAAACTATCCCCCTCATCATCATCAGAATCTTGAAAGAAAGGGTCTGGCAGTGAAGCAAATTCAGCAACTTTTTGTCTATTTTCTGGTTTCGTTATTGTTGTATATACCGTACCTGCAGGTTGGTTACCATACCCACTAGTTTGAAACGTTTTACCTGCAGCTAAATCTGCCCCTCCTCCTACTAAATTTGAAGCTACAGGAGACAGTACATCTGGTAATCGTGTTCTTGTTACTCTAGCTGTTGTAGGAGTTGTAATTGGAGGAAGATTTCGTATATTTAAATCCCCTTCACTGTAAACATCAGAGTCAAATCTTTCACTAAATCTGTAACCACCTAATTTGTCTGTTCCAGTAAGATTTCGTGGAGTATTAAAGTTTATAGCAGCTTCTCTATCTAAATAATTTACACCACCCCTATAACCAATCTCTCTACCTAAATTTCTTTGAATCGTGTCTTCTGTTATAGGAATATCTTCATAATCAATTTCTGATTCGTACAATCCTGTTCGTGGGTTGTATAAATCCATTGGTCTACCTGTATTAGATCTTGATATATAAGCTTCATCTGCACTATATGCAGGAAAAATAACATCTGCATCTCTAAATTCACCCGAACCGATTGTAGGTGTTGTTTTAATTTTAATAGCATCCTCATCTACAGGTCTAGGTTTAGGTGTTAATATTTGTGATTGAATACGATTCATAATTTTTTTACCTTCTTCTATTGATGTGCCTGAACTCGTAAACATAGTTCTTCCTTTTCGCACTTCATCCACCCACTGTTTTGCTAAATCTCTGTTGCCACCAAATTCTTTATCAGCTAATTGTTGTAGTCCTTTCATAGAGCCGTAGTATGATGTTTGACCATTTGGATCTACAAATGAACCGTCTGCTCTATAACCTCCTTCACCACCAACGCCAAATCCTTCTTCATTAGAAATACCAAATGAACTTGGTAAAAACCCTTTTTGTATTGCTTCCAAATTTAAAACTTGTTGATTAGTTATCCCCATTGGTAATGTTCCAATATAATTTCCATTTCCGGGGCGTCTTACTAAATACGTTCCATCTACACGAATTGCATACCCCGTATCTTGACCTGCTTGTCCTGCAACTTCTTTTCTTTGGGGATGATCTGCGGGTAAATCTGATATATTAAAAGCTCCTAGAGCCGCTTGAACTTCTTTTGAAGCTGCCATTTTTTCACTCATCGCTAAATTGCCTATTGGGGTAAACATACCTCCCCCAACGTTTTCAGTACCCCAAGGAGTTTCGTAGTCTTTCCCAAACAATGCTGAACCCACCAATGCACCCGGAAATCCTGCAGTTGAGAGTCCACCAGTTGTTACTAATAAATTTCGTTTAAAATCAGATTTATCTCCAATACCTTTACTTTTTTTGTAATCATCCCATGATTTAGCAGATAAATCCATACTTTGTAAATCTACAGCACTTACTTTTGTATCGTAGTAATTGCCCATAGCTTGCAATGATCCATCTGGTTTTGTTCCAAGTTGAGTAGAAAGAAGATTTATTGTATCAGAGTCACCTTGACTTACCCCTGTTGCACTTAAAACTGTGGCTACTTCTTGTTTTTTATCATCATCTTTGTCATCATCATCATCTCTTACAGTCGATTTAATTCCTGTAGTTCCTAAATAATCTTTGTAAAAATCAGGTCTACCAAGTGCGTATTCTTCAGGAGAATAAGATCTTCCCGGAATAAATCCTGTATCTATAATTTCTTCAGCCATTTTTAATTACCCCTTCGTGACTACTCTTCAGGTTGAGGAGCATTTCCAGTAAAGCCAGTCTCCCCTGCAGTTGGCGTAGCTCCGACTCCGATTGTGCCGTTACCAGACCCTTGACTGTCAGTTCCTTCAGGCTGTTGAGGTACTCCATTAGGTTGTTCCATTCCTTGCTGTTGATTAGGGGCGACAGCACCCTCGCTTGTTCCTTGTTGAGCATCTTGCATCATTCCTTTTAACATTTCTGCGTACAGTTGTGCTTCGTTGTGGTCATTAACTAAAGTTTCTGGATCTATATCTTGTGCTATTGCAAGTTCTTTTATTAAGTTTGGTATTTTTATAAAAGGTGCAAGCATTGGATTAGATACAGTTTGAAGTAACGCAGTTAGTCTTTGAGTGCGAACTTCTTTTTGCATAACCGCAGCAACGCCACGTGGTTTTATTTCAAGATCCCCTTTTATATCTTCTATGTCTGGATTAAATTGCATGTTCCATTGAAAGAAAGCTTCTCCAACTGGTTTAAGAAGATTATCGTCTATATTTTTTATAACTGTTTTCATGGATAAACTCGCTGAACCCATTAACATAGAAAGTCCTGCAGCAGTTCTACCTGTGCCAGTTACTCCTGTTTGTCCGTGAAGTATAGATGGTATACCCGTTTCTTCATCCGCAAGTTGTCGTGATATTTGATACATCTGTATATTTTCTGGAGCAGTGTTTGGAAACTTTAATCCGTTGATTGCTGTACCAGTTACACCAGATTGTCGTCTAAATATTTTACCGGGAAAAATATCCATGTTTTGCCCCGGAACAAGACTTGCTTCATCCACGTCAAGCACAAGATTACCTGCAAGTGCAAGGTTGTCTATTGCCATACGAACGTGTCCATTCATAAGCATTTGTGCATCTTCCATGTTTTCCGCTACACCAACTCCCCACAATTGATAAGGGTTGATTTCAAATGGAAATGCTTGATAAGGTATACGTGCAGGAGTAAATGGGTTTGCAACGCATCTAATAATCATATTGCCACATACCCAAACGTTAACTTGCATCTGGTCAAATTCAGACATTTCATTAACGCCTTGCATACCAACTTCATCAGCATATTTTTTATCAATTACACCCCAATACTCAAGAACTTCAAATCTGTTTTCTTGATAGTATGGCTCAGTTTCATCTTCACGGATTGTATCTTCGTAGTATTTATCTTCGTAGTTTGCACCTTTTGCAAGGCACTCTTCAATAGCTGCTGCATCAAAGTAAGGTCGTTTAATAAGACCACGAAGTTGTTGTCTGTTCATACGATGACGTTGTATGACATACTCACAGTCTTCTATACTAGTGGCTGATGGATCAGGATGAAAATCCCACAAAGAAACATATTCAATTCGTGGCATTACTTTTTCATAAGGTGAATATACTCTATTACCCTGTTCATCATTTTCCCAGTTATGTACTTTTTTATAAAAATTAAATGGGCCTTTGACTATTCCTGTGCCTAAAAGAGATGATTCAAATATAGCTCTACGAAACACATTAACAGCGTTGCTATCAAGTAGTTGGTCGTGGATGCACTTTTCCATACGCATTGCCATTTTTTGTGCAGGTTTAACTTGAGGTTCACCTAATTTAGATGTGCCTGCGACAAGCATGTTTGGAAATTCTTTACCATATGATCCTAGTTTGTGAGGTTCTTCTACAGATAAAGCTCCCGGAAGAAGTTGTTTCCCGTCTCCTTCAAATCCGTACGGATTAGTCATTTCATCAATTGGTGTTTTCATGTGAGCAAACTCTTCAATACCTTCTGGTATTGGAGTTGGTTCGACCACCAACGGAAACTTCTTGTTAGCAAAAAGTATGTCTACAATTTGACCATACGCTGCAAGAACTTTAGTTTTGGTTATTTTAATAAACACCCTAGAACGTTCAGAATCACGATATTGTGTTGTAGAATCGTAAATACCCCTAAAGTTTTTATACGCTTGTAACCAACGATGTTCGTGTGAACGTCTGCCATTTTCTGAATCTTCAAACTTCTTTTTAACGTACCCTGCTAATCCGGGCATTTCCTCTGACGGATTATTTATAGATACGCTAGAATCATCTTCAGGTTGAAGAAAATTTTCATCAGCCATTATTTTTTACCTTGAATTAGAAGTAGTTTCTGTCTTCCGCCATTGAATTAAAAGAAGCTTCAACTGTTGGTTTAGTTTGCTTCTTTGGCATATCAACTTGTAAAGCATCTTGGTTTACTTCAGTTGAAAACTCAAGACCTTCTCTGTGCAAGCTAGTAGAACCTTCAGCGTTATCCACTGTTATTTTATCTGATCCCATAATATAAGCTGCACCTTTATTTAGATTGTCTGCCATTAT